ACACCCATAGTAAATCTATCTAAAGAGACTCTGGAACAAATTGCTCCAGCGTTAAACTCTATGCGTGATTCCATTAATGATCAAACACGACTTATTCAGTCAACATTTGATTTACAGCAAAAATCTATCAGAGAAGCCTCTAGACAGGCACGCCTAGATCAATCAAAAGCATCGTCTATAACCCCCGATACAACTCCCGCATCACCTGGCACAGGCGGTGGTGGTGGAGGCGGTGGTGGTGGAGGCGGTCTTGGAATATTTGGATTGTTTGGCGGTAGCGGTATGGGTCTACCAGCACTAGTTGCATTAGGAGCATCTTTAACTGGATTCGATGCGGCTCTTAGAGCTTTAGCATTACCTAAAATATTTGATGGTTTCAGTACAAACTGGACAAAGTTTACTGATGAGATTTTCTACATGGGTGTTCGTATCGAGGAGTTTACTAAAAAGGTTAAAGGCTTTTTTAAAGTTCCAGAATTGCCCACGATTGGATTTGTAGACAAGACTGGTGCGCCATACGATTTCAGTAAGATCAATGCAAAGCTTACTGCTCCATTCGACACACTTAACACTAAGATTACTACCCTTTTAACTCCTGGCGCTGAAAAGATTGCAACAACTATCGATGACTTCAAACTCACAACTACTGCTTGGTTTGATAGTATTAAGAGTGGTGTTACAACTAAGCTTGGCGCAGGCGTTGAAGTAATTGACGCAGGTTTAGATTCTATAAAAGCAACGACCAATGGATTCATTGATGGGGTTAAACTCAGTGCAATGACCAAGTTGACTCCTGCTATAGAATTTGCTGGCACTAAAATAGATAGCTTCAAGTCTAGCATTACTGGATTTCTTGATAATGCCAACACTAGGGCCACTAATGCATTTACAGACACTGCCGAAACCTTAGATAAAAAAGCAACGGCTGTTAAGACCTCTGTTCAAAAATTCTTTGATGGCATTCCTAGATTAAATATCACTATGCCTGAGGGAATCGGAGCAATAGGTGATAGTATTAAAGCAGTGTTTGGCAATATGGATGAAGGAACTGGAGTACTAGGTTTCTTAGGCAAAGTAGCAGGATTCTTAAAGCCTCTTCTCACTCCTTTCGAGTTTGTACTGAAGACTGTAATGCGTCCTATTACACAGATATTTTTATCACTTATCGACTTTGTTGTTGGATTCTATGACGGATTCACTGGTACAGACGGAAGCTTTGGAGACAAATTGAAAGCTGGTATTGAAGGCGGTATTAAAGGAATCATCAAAGGATTTACTGAAGCTATTGATATGATATTCATCGATCTCCCCGCTTGGTTACTAGAAAAACTAGGCTTTAAAGGCATTGCAGATAAGTTAAGAGAGTTTAGTCTTACAGCAGTTGTCGATCCTGTTTGGGAAGCAGTTAAGAATTTCTTCAAGAACATGTTCAACGATCCAAGCGGTACTATGATGAGTATTGCACGTGGTGCTGGTAACATGGCTGAGAACTTCATTAAAACTATTCTACGAATGATATTGCCTGATCCTGGTGCAGATAGAGCATGGTATGATCCTAGAGGTCTTGTTGCAAAAGCGATACCAGACTCAGTGTATGAATATGCAGGTATGAACCCACAGACTGGCGCAATTCTGCCGAACGTAGCAGCCGAACTAGCGGCTCAACGTAGTGCAATGGTACAAAATGATGCCGCTAATTCAGCCGCAAGACAGGCTGCCGCAGTTGCCGCACAAGTAAATGTAGGACCAACTACTGTCGTGAATAAGGGCGGAAATAGTCGTACAATAACACTGCAAGCAAATCCTAAAATATCTCCCCTTATGTCCTTTGCTGGTGGCTTCTAACTAGAAGCCCAATCCCCAAATAAAAAAGGCGACTTACATCCCTGCAAGCCGCCTTAGTCGCTTTAACTAATTAATCAGATTAATTGTCTTCAGCTAGGCTCTTGAAGAAATCCAGTGATTCATCATCACCGTTATCACTAGCAAGAGTTGGAGATGGAGATGATTCCGGCTCTGGAGCAGAACGCTCCTTAAAGTTCGGAGAGAATCCCATCCCCGCATTGTCGTCCTCAGCGGTTACTTTGGGTGCGTGTGCACCGCCATCAAGCCCTAGAACCTTATACAGTTTTGCTTTCAGTTCATCATAAGATTTGAAGTTTTTAGGATCAACAATATCGGAAAGGGAATGTTGCTTACCCCAAGTCTCTTCAAGTGCTTCATCAGTGAGTTGTGCACCATCTGCACCAGATAGTACGCTTACACTGTCGAATTCAGACTTATCGTAGTTACGATAGCCTTCTACTTGACGAATTTTTAACTTGAAGTCAGCACCTTCCCAAAAGTCAAATGGGTTGATAGGTGACTCATCGTCATACTGAGGATTCATAGCATCGTTCAGTTTGTCGAAGATTTTCTTACCAAACTTATAAAGATACACTTGACCTTCCGTTGAAGGGTTTGCACTATCTTTAACAACATAGATGTTTGCAATGTAGTTCAGCCTACGCTTCTGCTTACGTGCAACTTCTTTGTCCTCATCGTGACCAGAATTCCACAGCTTAGAGTTATACTCTGAAACTGGATCGTCCTGACTAAGAGTGGTGAGAGAGTTTTCTATGTACCAACCACCTGGTCCTTGAAATCCATGATCCCACATTCTTACGAATGGCATGTCTTCACCTGAAGGTGCTGGAAGAAAACGAATAACAGCGTAGCCGTTACCTGCTTTATCTACTGTTGGTTTCCAAAAGCGATCATCGCCTTTGTTACCTGTAGAATTCATCTTCTGAAGTTGAGAATTCAACTTATCGAAAGATGATGTACGTGCCTTTTTAAGGGCTGAAAAAGATTGTGTCATATGCTTACTCCTGTGTATAGCGGTTTATATTCTGTATATATTACAGTATTGCGTTGTATTTGTCAAGACATATTTTACGCATTTTCACTTTATCATAATTTAAAAACGGTCCATATTTCTTAACAATGTTATTTATACTAGGATAAACTATCGTATCATTGATAGCTTTGTCCCAGTACTTAAAGCATTTAGTCAAGTCATTCAGAATGACCAGAGTTTCAATGCTCACTCGCTTCATGTTGTAGAGGGATAATACACGAGGATATTGTCCATCTTCAACCACGAAGTTCGTATTAAAGTCTTCATCTAATTCGTCTAGTTCATTACCAAACACATAGCTTAAAGACTGTTGACGCTTTGACCACTGTATGAAATTATCATTAGCGGTCTCACTGTCAACTAGATCGCCAATCCAAAGTTCTGGATTTGCGACTAGATTAGCTATTAGGAAATCTTTATAATCTTTCCGTTTAGCCAACTTAAAGAAGAAAAACTTATCTTTACGATTCTCAAATGCATCGATTCTGGCGTTAACCTTGCCGTTGTATTTGAAGTAGTCGTAACTAGATGTAAAGTGCCGCTTCAAAGCTAGATAGCATATGTAAACGTCAAATGCGTCTTTAGTGCTATACAAGCTTTTTGTCATACTGGCAACCTTGTAAGTTTCTCTACCATATTTAGTTCTTCTGCTTCTCTATAAATCTTAGCTTTCAGAACTGGTGAACGTCTAATGATCTCACCGACCACTTCGACCTCTAGTCCATACTTATCAGCGTATACAATAACTGCATCAATGTATGGAACACCCCTAGCGATATTTTCTGAAATTTCTTTCATTATCGTTTCGGAGTTTAATTCTTTTATAAGCCCAATGCTTTTGTTATCTGCGATTTTTTATGCTCCCTGCCCAACAAGTAGGCTACTTGAAATAGATAAGCTTTAGTCTTATCATCATTAATAAATGTCTCACCACCTAGTGAGACTGTGCCAACGTCTGTATCTATTTTAACTCGATACACGCCCTCTTCAACATATTCAATTTTAGCCATTGAGTATCTTGATTCCGAGCGTCCAATTTTCAGCGGCACTCTCTACATAAGCCTGAGACTTGTCAGGAAACAATTCTGTTTGAAATGGTTCGTTGTCTCCGATACCCATATAGTATCTGATACCGATGACGTTGTTCTCATTTAAAAACATCTCTGCTCTAGGACCAGTACTGTCTTCTTTATAGAAAGTAGATAGACGTATCTCCATGTTCAGTTCTCCTTTATGATTTTACTTGACTATTATAGCAGGCAATGCTGTCGTTGTCAAGTGTTATTTGACACTTTCTAACAGTGCTTCTATTTCCTCGATTTCGGACATTAACTCACTCATATTTTGCTTGTGGTAAATACGAGCCATTTTGCCTAGATATTTTTTGGGAATGCCTACATCTTCTTCTAAAGATATTAGGGCTTCTTTGACAAACTCACGTTCAGCTTCTTGTCGGAGATAAGAATTACTGATCTCTTCCATACACTCTTTGATACGCTTCTTGTCTTGATCGCTTGATGGGATGATAATACCAGTCATATTGTAGTCTCACTTTTGTGTTAATGTTCGCATATTATATCAGGGTTGACTTGATCTGTCAAGCATTTTTGTGAAAAGAGGCGAGTAATTCCGCCTCTTTTTATTTTAATACTTTATGCTTTTAGAAGCTAAAAGTTGCGCCGATATTAATTTCTTCACGTGCGTTAGACTCTAGGTTGTACTTAGTCTTTGCATAGTACTCTACGGAATCCATACCACCCATAGTATAGTTCAATTCGAACTCAAGCGTAGGCATAACTTCAATAGTAGTGTCTGCTACAAATTCGTCATCCCATAGTGCCAGCTCTGTGCTTGTTACAAAGTTCAAACCTTCAGCTGGTGAAAATGTCAACTCTGGTTCGATGTCAACTGTCATGCGTTCTGCGTCTAGAGCATAGTTAGCATCTAAGTCCCCACCGAATGACCACATAGAGTCTGCATATGCAGTGGTTGCTGTTAGTGCCGCAACAGTTGCGATTACGAGTTTCATTAGATTTCCTTTCTTATTATTGAAACTTGGTCCGACTTTTCTGTTCCAAGGCAAGTCGGCAGCCCGTCAGTTTATGCCGCTAGTGCGTAATCTGAAGGTGCAAAGTTATCGTTTGCGTTTACTTTAGTTTCTTGCGTTAACGGAGCTTGCGCCCGAATTCTCCACGTTCTCTATTCTGTCAGTCGATTCCTACTTCAGCCCCATCAAAAATACATTGTCTTGGACCCTTGCGAGGTCTGCGTCTCTGCAAAGACACCTTATTGCAGTAAGGCGCAATGCACTTTTGGTGGAGCTGTCGGGAGTCGCACCCGAGTCCTGTCCAGCGTTGATAAGCTTCAACGAATCACTCTTATTTATCTAATATAACACAGTATTAAGCGTATGTCAAGTATTAATTTACAAAATGGTAACTAAAAAACAACACTGCTAACCACACTAAACCCTTAATAAAAAAGAAGGCAAACGTACCCCAAACTAATAGCTTGTTTACGAATGCCTTCCTTTTTCGGTTTAACTTTTCTCTCATACATGTACTTATAGTACGTATATCCGACGTTTTATAAACCGTTTGGTAGGATAATATAATGTATCATAAGAACCAATGCTACTGAAGCACCGAGTCCTACCATCATCTTTCCAAAGTCCTTAGCCACTAACGGAAACACACTCTTGGTCTTTTGCTTACTAAAGTATGTAGCCATTGCAAGTTCACGTCCCGCAAGCAGACCAACAAAGACCCAAGTAGTAGACATCGGAATGTCATTGAGTTCTTTGAAGAAGTACAAGCACAACCAGTAGAACAAATCAATCAGAGTTGCGCTTCGAACATAGCGAGTGTTATGCTTCTCTAGTACGATCTGTTGTATCTTGCCGCCACGCTCTCTAAACATAAAGAACATGCCCGCTACAAATACAGCAGAGATCACGATCATCAAGTCTACAGGAACTACACGTGGTAAGAAGACTGCAATGTTTGCCATGTCATGACTAAGCCATGTCCACCACAAACCACCAGTCGCTACCCATTGAGCAACACGCCAATACTTCTTGTTGTCTTCAGTTACTGGCTTCGTTTCATCAAACCAACTGCCTGCATACTTTGTAATAGCAAACCATACCATGTATGCAAAACCTGCGGCTACACCATATCCCATGATCGATTTCATAAGCATTTTCTCCAACACGAAAGTTGAAGCAAATACTGATAACACCAAGAATGAGGTAGATACAGGCACACCAAGTCTAGTCAGTGCAACAAGAATGGCTGGGGCTGCGGCATGATACCACTGAACTTCTTGCCAGGGAATCTTATTCAAACGACCATAACTGATGTCTCCACCATTTACAGTCCAACCATACCATAGTGTTGCTAGTAGTACAGCACTTGCGGCTGCCCATAGCGTCTTGTAGTTGAAACGCTCATTGTTAGATGCCATCCAAGTACCGAGCGTCTGTACTGAATCATTTGCAATTACTGCATAAGCGGCGAATAGGAACCCAACTGCGCTCCATAGTGTTAACATTTCCATATCACTTACTCCTTATAAGTCGTATACTACATGAGTGCCATAAACAATCTGTTTATGCTTGTAGTCTTCAGTAGCTCCCCTCTCTACAAAGGGAGATATTTTTAGTTTACCATTCTTGTATTGTACACCAAATTGGTCACGTGCGTCAAACACTTTTTCATCTTTTAGACTAATTCTTGGTTGAATCTTTGCCCATAGCCAAACATTATCTGCAATCTTGTGTTTTGCAGATAGAATGAAACGATAGCGCCAGTGGGATTCTTTGGTGTCGAAGTGACGGTACTCAATACGATGATCAAGTTTGAAGTGCTTTGCTTTGTAAATGTTGTGTGTGAATTTTATACGATTTTCTTTTGCATCAATAAGATCAGCGTGTCTATACATCACTGAGATTGGTCCTACTTTCTTTCCAACTTCAGTATGCCAGGTACCTTCTCTGTGTCGATACGTATATGTCCAATCGTCTTTCTTTACTTTATAATTGTGTTCTGTAATCTCAGCATAAGCTGGACACACAAACACACTTGCCAAAATGACAAGAAATAGTGCTTTCATTTATTTCTCCTTTGTTTGCAGGCTTTACCCCTGCGCTCACAAACGTATGAGCGTTATTGCCCATACAATGTTATGTATAGAAATAAAAGAGAGTTGTTGTAAAGGTTTTATGAATTTTTTGTAAAAGTTCTGCTAAACTATTTCAGGAAATAACGACTCTGAAATGAATGCATCGACATCATCTGGATCAAGTCCCAGACTCTTCATCACATTAGGAGTATGAGGATTCATCTTCTGATGTTCAGCGTAGTAGTTCTGAGATGCTATGCCTAAAGTAGTATCGGCATACCCATTGTATTTGCCTATGTTCTTTTTATAGTAGCACATGCCCTCTATGGCAACCTTACAGATTTGCTCAATCTCACTTTCTTCTTTGACCATGCCAGCGGCAATCATGTGATCAGTGAAGATGGCTTTTGCCCATGGAGGTAACTCCCTTTCTCTTTTCCATTGCAACGTTTTAGCTATTGTCGCAAAGTGTTCGATCATGGGGTGATCTGCGTTAGTAGTGCAAGAGAAGTCGTAGAATGCACCAGTCATTTTGTTAGGACCAGCTATTACGTCAAACCCGTAAATAGGACCGTCATTATGTGTATGTGGGAATACGCATACGTGCATCATCCAAAGTTTTCGCTCTTCACGCATATCAACAACGTCTATGTGAGCCCGTCTGTAATTATCATTAGACCACACACGATTTACCCAACCAGGCTGATTGAACCTTTCCATACCTGGTTCTTTTACTTCAGTTGCGTCTTCTGAGAGTTGCCTGATTAAATTGTTTTGTAAGTCGATTAGACTTTTCCATATTATAGACATTACATGAGTACTCCAAAAACAGATGTTAAAATAATTAAAACGTATAGGCCGTATAGCATTGTACTTAATCGGTCAAGTCTTTTTTGTCTCTCACCGAAAGCAAGCATTAGTCTTTCAAAAGATTCATCCAATTCGCTCTTCATCCAATAACTCCTCAAATAGTCTAATCGCAAAAGCAAAGCATATGTTTGCTTCATCTGCCATACTATCATTCAACAAAAGACGTATGTTTTCTTTCATTCCCTCTTTGTCTTCAAACTCGTACATTTTACCACTGCCTGGAATACGTTTTGCAATGATAGCACCGCCATACATATCTCCGAAGTGTCGCACATATAAGTGGGCTATGATGCCGTCAACATCTTCATTCATCAAGAGGGTTTCGATGTGACCAGCATACTCTTGTGTGGACTTGCATATGTACTCTCTGTATCCAAATCCATATAACTGCTCTAGTTCTTTAATATCTTTCACGATCTTTTCGGCTCTAAAAATAGACCTAAATTCCTGAGGGAATGCGAGTTCACGCAAAGCCTGTTCAAGAACGTTATAATTTTGAGATTGGTTTACAAGGTATTTGTAGTAAAGAAATGGATCAATTTCTCCACTCAGTAGAATTTTTGCAAATTCTTTGCGCTCTGCGGATCTATGGTTTTCTGCTGTTAGTTTTTTTAAGTTCAATGTTCATCTCCAATTCAGTTATCGCATCCATGCGAATCATATTTTATCTTCTCATAGTATATATGATTCCTACAGCCACTCTGAATTGGCAGGTACATATGACTTAATTTTCATACGTAGCGTCTTATCTAGCTTATCAGCTGGTGTAACATCTTTGCTTTTTCTCTTAACGTAAAAATAGTTTGCGTCTTTAACGTACATGCCACCTTTGCCAGATTTAACAACTGCACTATCTACACCAACTTTGTTGAATGCAAACACGATGTCACCGTCCATGTACTTCTTCAATGTCTTGCCCATACTAACAATATCGAGCATAGTCTGAGATGCTCCACGATGAGTATTGACTAAGATTTCTGTAGGTACTGTACGACTACGTTTTAAGTTTTGCGCCTTTGCGACTTCGATGTCATTGACTACCCATACGATATGAATATTCTCTTTTTCATATCCCAGTGCTTGGGCTTGACTCGAAATGTTTTGTAGTTTGCGTAAGTCTTTGAGAGTTACGTCAAATATTAGATTTGGTTTACGATCTGGATCTGCGAGTAGGATACCTCTATACAGTGCTTTCTTTACACGACTGTCTAGGTCTAAGTAGTCACCAACGATCTGGTGCATCTTAGCAACGTTCTCTGGCTTCTTAAGATCAGCACCAATCTTCTGAATGTCTAGTCCAAGTTCTCTCTTAATACGTGCCTGAATAGCGGGAGATGCGGCTGCCGCACCTTTAAGTTCATCTACATCAAACGTCTTACCTTCAATGCCAACTAACTTGTTCTTAATGAACCCCTTTCCCGATCCAGCTCCACCTGCCATGATGACAATATTACCGAATTTAGGATATGCTTGACCGCCAAAAGTGATAAGCTTTTCAAGAAGAACATCATATTGCTCAGAGAGGTATTCTTCTCTTAAGATGTTATCCAAGTATGTTGAGAACCCACGCATTGTTTATATACCTTTATGATTGTGCATTTCTTTTATTTATAAAAAATGTGAGACTCAATCCTGCTGGTTTTAGTGTATGCATTAGACCAATATGGGTTAACATATGACGCATGATACATCAGGGCGCCTCCAGTAATGTCTCGTTCACTACCATAGTTGTCCATAACCCACTTAGCGTTAGTCATCGCCTCTTCAAACTTCACTTTGTCACGAGGAACATCGCTTTTGCCGTCACAATACCAAGAGAATTGGCACTTATTACGAATAGGACCACCTCTGCTGTTTAAGTGAGACTGATACACT